TAGGCCTGGTTACATTGATAAGGTAGTCGAGTCTCCAATTTCCACTGATGATGTTCCAGATTTATTGGCGGCAAATCCTTTGCCTCAACACGTTCCTGAGGAGTTACCGCCTGGAATTGCGATTCCTTTGGACGATCCTATTATTAATCCTAGCTCTGATCCTGATCCAGTAGCTAAGCCGCTCCGTGTTCCACTTGGCGAGCCTGTACCTGTGCCTAATTCAGATCCGGCTCAATGGAAAATTCCTGTTGTTGATATTGTTCCCGCTCCGTTGCCTGCTGATCCTTGGCGTGTCGATGTCCAGCCGCGTGATATCGTTAAATTCGATCCTTCTCCGATGTCTGAGCCTGAGATTGTCACATCCAATCCTCCTGGTCAAACGTCGCAGGACAAAGCTCCTGGTCTTTGCGAGCAGTTCCCCGACATTCTTGCCTGTCAAAAGCCAAATTTTGATACTCCGGACATTGATCAAATACAGACTAGAGACGCATCTATTACGATTACGCCTGATTCCGGCTGGGGTGCTGATAATGCGGCCTGCCCTTCGGCTCGCCATTTGCCCGGTGCCAATGTGGATTTTGAATTCACCACAATCTGTAATTTCATGACAGGTATTCGCCCTGTCATGATTGCCGTCGCATGGCTCATGGCGGCCATGATCCTCATCGGTTTCAAGCGGGGAGAATGACATGGGCTCTCTTGGTACGTGGCTCGTCAGCCTTGCTGGCCCTGCTGCTGCAAAAATCCTCGCGGCCTTGGGGGTGGGCATCGTCAGCTACGCTGCGCTCTCTGCGGCCCTCACGGTGGCCTTGTCGGCGGCTAAGTCGGCCTGGGGCGGTCTGACTGGCGATGCCCTGTCACTCATCCAGATGTCCGGCGCATCCTCGGCTCTGTCTATCGTCTGCGGTGCGCTCATGGCTCGCCTGGCCCTTCTGGCTGTCAAGCGGTTCGAGGTGCTGAAATGATCACGCTTTTTACCGGCTCTCCTGGTGCTGGTAAAACCGCGTTTCTGGTTGACTATTTATCCAAAATTTCTGATGGTCGCCCGATCTATTCGGACGGCCTCGATGGGCTATTGATTCCCCATTTTCCAGTTGATTCTTCCGACTGGCACAATCAATTACCTGATGGGGCAATCCTGGTTATTGATGAGGTCCAGCGTGTTTGGCGTCCTCGTGGTCCAGGTGCTAAGGTCCCAGAATCCGTGTCTGAGCTGGAAACGCACCGCCATCGCGGTATCGACATTTTTGTTACTACTCAATCGCCGAGACTGGTTGATTCCAATGTCCGAGCATTGATTGGCCGTCATATCCATATCAGGGATACCGGAATTCTCGGGCGCTATTGGTACGAATGGCCAGAATGCAATGAATCAATGGCATGGAAAACTTGCATCAATAAAAAGCGGGTTTCATTGCCAAAAAAGGCATTTCAGCTTTATAAATCCGCATCTTTGCATACCGTCCCTGTTCGCGGCGTTCCTCGTGCTCTATTTATCGGAATAGTCGCCCTGGTCATATTCACGATATTGGCTTTCTTGGCTTATCGGATCATTCAGCGTACACAATCCCCAGTTCCCGACAATAACAAAATTACGGCTGACGTAAATAATTCATTGGGTAATTTTATTACGGCTGATGTAAAAAAGTTATCTATCGATGATCGTGTTGATTTTATACCTCGGGTATCTCACAAGCCAGAATCAGCGCCTGCCTACGACCATCTGAGAAAAATCAGCGTCATGCCGGTTGTCGTTGGCGGCTATTGCCAAGGCGAGCGCTGCAAGTGCATCACGCAACAGGGCACCGATCCGGGCTTGTCTAATGACGAGTGTCGCACATGGATACATTCGCGCCCGTTTGATCATTATCGTATCGAGCAGGCTCAGCCCATCCAGCAGCCTGCCGAGTCTCCCCAGTCTGTCCCTGTCGCTGAAAATCCGCCATCTGGCGGCAATCCTGATCATTGCTAAACACGGGACCCGCGCGCAGCGTGGGGGCCACCGTTGCTATATTTGATGGCTTTTACTCGGCGCGTTTATTTCTTTAATTGCAGTTTCCCAGGTTTGTTTATTTTCAGGAAATAGATTTATTTCTATTTCTGCAATTGTTTCAAAAATTGGCATTTTGCAAATTATGGCAATTCGTGCTATTTCGTAAGCATCCGGTTTCCTTTTTCCTTGATGCCATTCTGTAATTCTTCCTGGATTTTTATCTAGTTTTTCTGCTAGAGCTTTCATTGATCCGGTTTTTTTTGCTGCTTTAGCTATCAGTTCTTGAATATTCATAGTTAAAACTCATCATGTGACAATTTTTTGCGAGTAGGATTTCTTACAAGCGAAAACCTGCTGTTTTTTGCAATTTATCACGAGGTCCAGCCATGCAGCACGCAACTTGTCAAGATCAAAACGCGCTATCTGGCCGATTCATGATTTTTGAGCATGACCAGGACAAGGACCCGGCCATCATCGCCTACACCCGCAAACTGCTTGACCGCTACTCTGGTCAAGAGGCTGACAAGTTCCTGCGCATGTACATGCGTGCCCAGGCTCGCCATTTCCAGCACTTGATTAACGGGTCCAACACCTCCCACCACATCCGCCAGATCGCCCGCAGCCGCCGCCAGTGGCTCTTGCATCTGCTTTCTGTTGCGGAGCACTCGCTCCAGAATCTGCGCCCCTTCATGTCTCGCGTGGGGAGCGATCATGCCTAATGTCATCTGTCATGACTACATTGCTGAGGCTCTTGCTTTGGCTGACAAGCTCGACGCTGTGCCGGATACCGGCGCTGACCCTGACTTGATCCTTGCGGCGGCGGCATCGCTGCGTCTCCTGTGCTGCCTGCTGGATGTGGGCGGCGCTGCGCGCGGCGGCGAGGGTGAGCGTAGCGAGCGCACGCCGACGGGTGCGGCGCTGCTCTCCACCCCCCATGGTAATCACGGGGATAACCAGCAATGACCCGTCCTGCCCAGAATCCCCTGGTCCTCGACGGCGAAGACGTCAAGGCCCGACTGCTGGCCGAGCGGATCGAGACGCGTAGCGTCGTGCATGTCGATTGGGTTCGCTTCACGACCTACCTGCGCAACGCTGACACCCCGTCCGCGGATCTGCTCTTTCCTTCGCCTGATCTCTGCGCCTGGGATGACGATTTCCGCAAGGCCCAGCTCAACCGTGTCCTGGCTGGCGTCCCTGACGGTGACTTTGCGCCCGCTGCACAGGCTTTCGAGCTGGCCGGCAAGGTCGCTGCCACTCTCGGTGACGATTTCCTTGTCGCGCTCGAGGTCCGCAAGGGCCACGACTTCTATAAGAACCGCTGGAGCATCGAGCGCAACGGTGTCGAATGCGGCTGGGTCGGTTTCTTGACCAGCGGCAAGAACCCCAAGCAAGCCGCCCAGGCGCGCACCCTGCACGTCAACCTCTACGGCGCTGCCTGCACCTTCGCTGCCAGCGGCTGGATGGACCGGCTTGCTGTCCTCATCGAGGACGTCAAGGGCGACATTACGCGCTGCGACCTGGCGCTTGACTTCTTCGAGGGTTTCGAGGGCGGTCTTGATCAGGTGACGGAAGACTACCGGGCTGGTCTCTGCAACGTCGGCGGTCGTAAGCTCAAGTGCAACATGGTGGGCGACTGGATTAACGGCCGCGAGCGCTCTTTCTACATGGGCTCTAAGGAGGCTGGCAAGCAAACCAACGTCTACGAGAAGGGCCACCAGTTGTTCGGCGCTGAGTCCGATTCCAAGTGGGTTCGCGTTGAGCTGCGTTATGGAAACAAGCTCCGCGTCCTCTCTCCTGACATGTTGCGTCGACCTGCCGATTTTTTCGCAGGCGCGTCGGACTGGCACGCCCTTATGCTGACCAGGGCGGATGCCATCCCGTCTCCCGAGCGCATCAAGACCACGAACAGGCTCGCACTCGAGACTGTTCAGGCCGAAGTGAACCGTTCGATCCGCTGGGCTATGGAAGTGGCCGGCCCGAGCATTGCGACGGCGTTCCGGTACTTCGGCGACGGCTTCCTTGCCTTCTGCGACAACAAAAAGCTCCCGGCCCGACTGGCTCGCTTCTCTCATGACGAGCTGACCCGCGCCTTCTCGACTGCTGAATCTCGTGTTCAGCCCTGCATCGACCAGGGTGAACCCTTTTTCTTGTCTGACCGCGACATTCCGCACCTTCTCCATTTCAAACCGTCGAACGCTGGCCCGGCGTTTGCCTGACGGACTATCAGGGCACAGGGGAAAACCATGAAGCTCAATTCGCAAGTTATCTGTACCGGCATCAAAGAATCCAAAGGCGAGTATGAGGGCCGCGCCTTCAGCTCTACCACGTTCCATCTCATCGTCGATGTGGCCGACAACTCGGCCGGCCGCAGCATCGGTGCCGTCACTCGTCCGTTCAAGATGGGTGACGCTGACGAGTTCCAGAAGTGGCAGCACCTCGACAAGTCATGGCCGGCAACTGGCCTGCTTTGCGACTGCGTTTTCGACGTGGTTGCCGGCGCTGGCAACGACAGCAAGCTTACGCTCCTTTCGATTAAGCCGGCACCTTCCAAGGCCTGACATGCCACGCTACATCATCCAGTCAGCGGCAACGGGGCGTTTTCTCGCTCCGAATGCCCAAGACCATCAGCCCGAATGGGTCGTCTCGCTTCGGCTGGCTGGTGGCGGCGTCACTGACGATCTGGAACGTGTCCATCAGCTTATCGATGATTGGGCTGACTTTGACGATCTGCCCCAGGTCATCGATTTGGATGTGCTCGGCACCGACAACGATCCGAATTGAGAATTCAGCGCAGCGCCTGCGGGCGCTCCGGTGGGTTTTCCATCAACGTGCCGCCCGTTATGGCGGCTGGGAGTCTCAAAATGTTCAATAACTCTGTCTTGCGCACCGTGCGCGCCCGTGCTGTCGCTGTCGCGTCGGCTGTCATCGCTGCCGCTGGCTCGGCCTCCGCTGCTGTCCCGGCTGAAGTCACCACAGCCCTGGCCGACATGAAATCCGACGGTCTCGTGGTCGCCGGTGCTGTCCTGGTCGCCGTCATCGCCATCGCTGCGGTGAAATTCGTTCGTAAGGGCCTGTAAGCAACAGGCCGCTCAAAATGTCGTACCAATACAACGCCAACTGTTATTCAGATCAATTGTCTGCCGCTCGGGCAATTGCATCTGACAACGTTGGGCGCGTCGTTGTTATTGGTACGACATCATTTTCAATGGACATTGAATCCGTAGCATCAAATAGCATTAATTATAAATTGCAGGATTTAAATTCAGCCGCATTTATAATTAAGACTGTTTCTGTCAATCCACCCGATTGTCAATTATTTGATACAGCCGATGGACTAATGATAGGCTGGGGTATTGCTGCCGCATGGATTGCAACTGCTGCCATCCTATTTTTACGTAAGGGAATTCACGAATGACTCCCGGATTTGTATCTGTAATGGTTTGCCTCCTGGGGATGGCATGGCTAATTTCAAACTCCTGATAGGTGCATCGCTCCTCGTGGCTGCTTTTGGCAGTCATGCGGGCTATGCTCAGGTTTCTCCGCCTGCTGCTGTTGTTGGCGCTACTGTCAAGACCGGATCGTCTGGGCTTTCCTGGATTAATAATGCTGTTCGATTCAATGGCTCATTAAATATTGGTGGTCGAGCTATTGTTGTTCCTGCTGCAATGCGCTTCGCATCTAATGCGCCTCGCATAATTGCCACTGCAATTGCATTTAATCCTTATATTAGGACTGCATTAACGGTGGCATCATTGATTTCAATGGCGCAGATTGAATGGGATGATGTTAATAGTACTTGGATCAAAAAAGAAATTGTTCCTGGTAAGGCCATATTTTATGCTGATGATCCATGGAATCCTGTTTATTCCCATGGGAATGCTGGGTCTGCATGTCAAGCATATGTCCAGCGCTGGAATGCAAAAAAAATAAAGGAAAATGCTGATTACGGCCTTCCTGCCTGGGAGCCTGTTAGCGTTACTGCTGTATTAATTGGCGGTGCTTGGTCCTGCGTTGGTACTTCTGGAATTTATGATGGCGCTACTTTAATGACGCCGCTTTTCCAAGAAATTGATGTTGCTGAACAACGGAAAACTCCAATTTCCAATCAAGAGGCAATTGATAAATTAGCTCCTTTCCCTATTCCTAATGATTTGCCAAATGATTTGCCTCCAGGAATTGTTATTCCTGTAGAGCCTACACCTATTATTAATCCTGTACCTGATCCGCAAGTTAACCCTTTGACTCGTCCGCTGCGTCAGCCATTGGGCGAGCCTGTACCGGTTCCAAATACTGATCCCCAGCAATGGAAGACTCCAGTTATTGATGTAATTGCTGCTCCGTTACCTGATCAGCCCTGGCGTGTCGATGTCCAGCCCAAGGACATTTTAAAAAATGATCCTTCGCCTATTACTGATCCTGCTGTTTCTAACGTTGAGCCAACAGGTCAAACTCAGCAGGAAAAGACGCCTGGTTTGTGTGATTTGTATCCCGATATTCTGGCTTGTCAAAAGCCAAACTTTGACACTCCGGACATTGATCAAATAGAAACCAGGGATGCTTCTATTACGATTACTCCAGATTCAGGCTGGGGCGCTGAGAATGCGACTTGTCCTCCGGCTCGCCATTTGCCGGGTGCTAACGTGGATTTTGAATTCACCACAATCTGCAATTTTATGTCAGGCATCCGGCCTGTCATGATTGCCGTCGCATGGCTCATGGCGGCTATGATCCTGATCGGCTTCAAGCGGGGGGAATGATATGGGCGCTCTTGGTACGTGGCTCGTTAGCCTTGCTGGCCCTGCTGCTGCAAAAATCCTCGCTGCTTTAGGGGTGGGTATCGTCAGCTATGCGGCGCTCTCCACGGCCCTCACGGCGGCCCTGTCTGCGGCAAAATCGGCCTGGGGTGGATTGACTGGTGATGCTTTGTCACTCATTCAGATGTCTGGTGCATCTTCGGCGCTGTCTATTGTGTGCGGCGCTCTTATGGCTCGGCTTGCTTTATTGGCTGTCAAGCGCTTCGAGGTCCTGAAATGATCACGCTGTTTACCGGCTCTCCAGGTGCTGGAAAAACAGCTTTCCTGGTTGATTTTTTGTCTAAGAATTGCGGGGATCGTCCGATTTATTCGGATGGCCTCGAAGGACTTTTATTGCCGCATTTTCCGGTTGATTCGTCGGATTGGCATAACCAATTGCCTGACGGCGCCATCCTGGTCGTTGATGAAGTTCAACGCGTTTGGCGTCCTCGCGGTCCTGGTGCCAAGGTGCCCGAATCGGTTTCTGAGCTGGAAACGCATCGCCATCGCGGTATCGACATTTTTGTCACTACTCAATCGCCGCGACTCGTTGATGCGAATGTCCGCGCCTTGATTGGCCGTCATATCCATATCAGGGATACGGGAATTCTCGGGCGTTACTGGTATGAATGGCCCGAATGCAATGAATCAATGGCATGGAAAACCTGTATTAATAAAAAGCGGGTTTCATTACCAAAAAAGGCATTTGAGCTTTATAGATCGGCTTCGTTGCATACTGTTCCGGTTCGTGGAATTCCACGCGCTTTATTCGTTGGAATTGTTGCGCTTATTATTTTTACTTTACTGGCCTTTATGGCCTACAGAATTTTTAATCGTACTCAATCGCCTGTCGTTGACAATAAGAAAATTACGGCTGATGTAAATAATTCAGTGGGTAATTTTATTACGGCTGATGTAAAAAAGTTATCTATTGATGATCGTGTTGATTTTGTACCTCGGGTATCTCATAAGCCCGAATCAGCGCCCGCCTACGACCATCTCAGAAAAATCAGCGTTATGCCGGTTGTCGTTGGCGGCTATTGCCAAGGCGAGCGCTGCAAGTGCATCACGCAACAGGGCACCGATCCGGGCTTGTCCAATGACGAGTGTCGCACATGGATACATTCGCGCCCGTTTGACCATTACCGTATCGAGCAGGCCAAGCCTATTCAGCAGCCTGTCGAGTCTCCCCAGTCTGTCCCTGTCGCTGAAAATTTGCCGCCATCTCGGCAATCCTGATCACTGCTAAACACGGGACCCGCGCGCAGCGTGGGGGCCACCGTTGCTATATTTGATGGCTTTTACTCGGCGCGTTTATTTCTTTAATTGCAGTTTCCCAGGTTTGTTTATTTTCAGGAAATAGATTTATT